GTTTTGCTCTTTTCCTCTTTTCGCTCTTTTCTGTTGCTGCCTGTTTTTTGAATTCTGCACACTCACCCTGCAATAATTTGTCAAGTTTCGTTAAATTTGGTTCCAACACGTTACTGCTATTTGGACAGATAACAAATTCCAACCCATTGGTTGTTCCTTCAGGCAAAAGGTCAAACGTTTGCGGAGTCCCCTGATCAGGAAAAAAGTCATAACTGGTCTCTTCATAATCATGTGAAATCGGGATGGCATCTATATTGCCATTCATGATGTGCATCAATGCATTCCACATCTCGGCCAATGCATGCTCGCCTTCAGATATTAATTCACACAACACCAGCACTTCATGTGCAGAAAGAGCATGATGTATGTCCATCCTTTTGAGTTTATATTCATCAGCGAAGGCATTGGCAGCCACCTGATCATTCAGAAGCAAAAATCTAACAATCCTAAACACAATGTTCTTTTGAATGGGTATCCTTCCAGGATTAGTAGAGACTGGAATCGGTAGTACACTCTGTGCTATATCTACCAATCTCATATTCACAGTCTCGCCAGTCCCTTCCACTTCAACGGGCAATGGAAGCAAGTCAGGATTGATCGCTTCTAAATGTGTATGTAGCTCAATGCTTTCCACTATTTCAACAGGTAAAAGAGCAGATGTAGCAATATTTACTGAAATTGGGACAGACTGCGAACTGAGGTTCGTGTTGAATATGGTCGCTGGTCCAGGTGCGACATAGCTGTCCTCTGCTGAAAAGATCATGGTGAATCTTGCAACAAACTGCCTCAGACTGAAGACTGTCATCGCACCCAGTCTAGCGTGGAAATAAAAAGGTACCAATGAGAAATCAGTACCATTGGCAAATATGTCAAGGGGGGCAAGCTGTTGTTTGAAGAAATAGTTAAATGACGGGGTACGGGACGCAGTATCCTCAGGTTCGCTGATTCTTAGCGTTGGCAATGGCAAGTAGGATTGATTCCAATTCATTGTCCCAGAAATTAATCCGTCAGGACGTGCAGTGGCAAATGACGTGTGATCCATCCAACAATCTACTTCCCATTCTGTGTCAGCCACAGGAGTGGTGGCACCGCGGAGGAATCCCGATACATAAAAACAAACACAGGTAAACCTCCCAACTGGTGAGACTGTTGCTACAATTGGCATCGTCACGAACTGCTCGGTAGGCAACGATGTAAAGACAGCTGCTGCTGCACATGTGACAGAACTGGTCGATCCTGCAATCATCATGATCATACGGTTCCCAAAATCTGATTTTGTCCCAAATATCGGTATCTTAGACGCATATTCGTCATGCCAAGGCGTGTTAATGAGCAGACCCAATATCATATTGTTCCATTGGTTCGCGATGTCGGTCTTCCTCTCCACGCTGTAGTTGTCAAGCAGTGTACACACTCTGAACCACGTCAATATGTGGTCTCG